TGATTTAATAGGTACATTAAAAAATGGAGAAAGCCTGTATTTATCAGGTGCTAGTGAAGGAGAAAATCCTGCATATTTTACAGAAGGAGATATTACTATAGAGCCGTTTACAGAAAGGTTTGACAACTCAGTAAGTGGGTGGGTGTTTACGTTACCAATAATAATTGAGAATGATTATAACACTTGTATAGCACCACAACAAACAGTATATGCAGGTAAATAATGTTTAAAATAAAAATAGGAAAATTAACAATACAACTAATACCACCGAAGATAACTTATGAACTATGAAGATATATTAGAGAAGCTAGAAGAAATTAGTATTAATCTAGAAAGCTATACAGACTATCCACAAAGCGCAACTAATAACGCTAGAAGGGCTAGAAAGTGGAAAGAAGAAAATGGTAGCGACTGTGGTACTAGAGTAGGCTGGACAAGGTCTGCACAATTAGCAGATAAGAAACCTATTAGCAGAGATACTATAGCTAGAATGGCTAGTTTTAAAAGACACCAACAACATAAAGATGTACCATACTCAGAAGGGTGTGGAGGTCTAATGTGGGATGCTTGGGGAGGGAGCAGTGGAATTAATTGGGCAATAAATAAATTAAAACAAATAGATAATAAATAATATGGCAGATTTAACAACAACATTAACAGAAAGCGTTACATTAAACGGTGCAGTAAGAGGCACGACTAATACAGTAACAACAACTGGTATAAATAACGTATATGAAAGAATAGTAACTTGTACTTCAGCACAAACTACTCACTTAGCAACTTTTGATTCTAACTCTTATGGTTCAGCAGTACAAATAGACAAAGAGGATGTTAGGTATATTAGAGTAACAAATTTAGACCAAACTAACTCATTAGAACTAGCAGTAGTAGGTGCAGCTACGAATTACCAAGTACTACTTAATGCAGGACAATCACATATACTATGTGCAGCAGATGATGTAATGTTAGCAGAAGAAGGTACTACACCTAGCTTTGGTACTATGTCTGATTTAAGAAGTTTACAAGTAAATCCTTCAGCAGATTTAGACGTAGAAATATTTGTAGCTAGTGTATAATGGAAGCATTAGAACGATACTTAAATAGTTTCGGTAAAAGTGTAGTCAATAAAGCTAAAGGAATACTAAAGAGAAAGAAAAAAGTAGTATCAGGAGATTTACTTAATAGTATAAAATTTAGAATCAAAAAAGAAAAGGATAATTTATCTGTAGAGTTTTTGATGGCTGACTACGGTACTTTTATGGACAAAGGAGTATCAGGTACTAATGAAAAAAGATACTATGTAGACTATGAAGGGCAAAGAAAAGAAAGCCCTTATAGATATACGAATAAAAGACCACCTATGAGATTATTAGATAAGTGGATAGTTCGTAGGGGTATAGCACCTAGAGATGAGCAGGGTAGGTTTATATCACGTAAAAGTTTACAGTATCTAATAGCTAATAAAATATACACCAGAGGTATAGAAGGGATAAGTTTTTTTCAGAAGCCTTTACAACTTGAGTTAAGAGGCTTTTATGATAAAGTAGGTAAAGCAGTAAAACAAGATATAGAAAATATAATAAAAGCATAATGGCAATAACAATACAACAAAAACCACTATATAAAACCTTACCAGTAGGTCAGGATATAATATTTACAGTTAAAGATGATAATATAGTAGCTAGTAATTATAACGTAAAATTTGTAGCTTATGTATATGTAAATGATAGTAGTACAAACTTAAATGATATATCAAATAGAGTAGCCGTATTAAAAACAACTCCAAATAACGCAGGAGTAGGTATATTCTCAATGCAACCTATTTTAGAAAGCTTTGTAAAGCCTGACAATAAAGGAACTGATTTTGGTAATACTAGTACATATAAAACAGTTAGTTATTCAGATAGCACACCACACCCTATACACTTAATAGACAAGTTTGCCACTTCTGATAATGTAGCTAGATATTTTCAAGTAGAGTTTTTATTAGAATACTCAACAACACTAACAGGGGTGGTAACTATAGATACAACTAACTCAGTATTATCAGAACCATACTTATTTTATAATGGCTATTTACAGTATGATGATGTATTAAATCAAATAGGCGCAGATTATGGTTATCAGTTATCTGACTTCAATTATGTAATGAATGATACTGATGCTAAATTTTTAAGTAATGCACCTACTACACAATATGCAAGATTATCTGATTATGGTACTTTGCCTTTTTTTAACTTTTTATCTACAGGAGATTATTCATTTCAAGTAGGAGATGATACTGCTACTAACTATAGGGTAAATTATTTTAATATAAAGCTATATGATAGTTCTAATACTCTACTAGCTACTATACAAAATTTTGCTAATTGGACTAACGGTGCTTTTACAAACGCAAATAATTTAGCAAGAACAAGGATAAATTACTTAGGTGCTTTCCCTGCTAACTTAGATGGATGGAGTACTAGTTGGGATGCACATAAAGCAAATACATCTTATTATACAATACAAGCTTTTGACGACCAAAATATAGCTATAAGTCAATTATATACTATCAACATAATAACAGATGATTGTAAAGGATTTGAGGGTATTAGGCTAACTTGGTTAAATCCTCATGGTACTTGGGATTATTATACATTTACTAAAAAGTCAGTAAGGTCTTTACAAACTAATAGAACATCATATACTCAATTAGATGGTACTTGGAATGAAAGCACATATAAAATAGATGGCTTCAGAGGAGGCATGAAAAACTTTAGAGTAAATAGTAAAGAAAGAATAAGTATAAATACTGATTACTTAGTAGATGCAGATGCAGTATGGTTTGAGGACTTAATAAATAGCCCTGAAGTTTATATACTAAATGGTTACTCTGATACAGACACAAGTGGTATGATAAATAAATACGTAGAGCCTGTTACTGTTACTACTTCTAGCTATACTAGAAAAACTAAAGCAAATGATAAGTTAATACAATATACATTTGAATTAGAAAAAACTAAGAATAAAAGAATACAATCTGCATAATGAGTGTACAACTAATATTATACCCACAGGATTATCAGGGAGTTTACCAATATAACTCTAGTGTAATTAATACTAATCTAGTAGCAGATGGAGTAGGCTTTAATACTATACAAAACCACACAGGATATAGCTCTACTACTAGCAACCCTGCTTTTGATGCAGTAACAAATGATGCACCAATAACTAATTGGAAAAAATTTAGGTCTTTTGGTGGTACTTCGTATGCAGATGTAGATTATCCTATTAAAATAGGTACTGTAGCACCTAAGCTTAGATTTAAAGCAGCTTCAGGAGGTGTAAATTCTAGTAGTGGTGTATATCAAAGAATAGACAATTTAGTAGTAGGAGCAACCTATCAACTTAAATTTAGAATAGTAAATGCTGCTACAGGTGGTTTTTTATTTATAGGTAATGATAGTTATGGTAACAACTTAGGAGGTGGGGGTGCTACTGCTATATCAACATCTACTACAGGATATAAAACATTTGACTTTACGGCAGTAAACTCATCAGAAGTATTAATATTAGATTACCAAAATAGTGGTGCAGATTATATAGAAGTAAGAAGAATAACAATTAGGGGTGCAGGTGCTACACCACCTTTAGTATTTACTGACTTAGCAGATGGGCAAGTAATATGCGACTTATACCAAGATGAAGATATACCATTAAGCTTATCTATTGACAACTTTAAAAATGCAGCAGAAAAAACACAAAGCTACTCTAAGGACTTTAATTTACCTGCTACAAAAAGAAACAATAGAATATTTACACAAATATTTGAAATAACGAACTCTACACAAATAGATGGAGTATTAGCACAAAATACATTTAATCCTTATGTACAAACTAAGTGTATATTAAAACAAGATGGCTATATTTTATTTGAAGGATTTTTAAGGCTTATAGATATAGTAAATAAGGAAGGAGAAATAAGCTATAATGTCAATCTATATTCAGAAACTATAGCATTAAAAGATGTACTAGAAAATAAAAAATTATCTGATTTAGATTTAGATGAACTAGAACACGATTATAACAAAACAAATATAAAGGCTAGTTGGGAAACAACAGGGCTTCCTTTAACTAACTCTTTACCTGTAAACTCATTTGCTTACAAGGCTTCTTTAGGTGCAAACAATACAGATGTGCTAAAATACCCTTTTGTTGATTGGACTGGTAATATTAGTTTAACTGCACCTTCAGGAACTAATGCAGTAGATGGGCAGCCTGTATTAAATAGATTAGAAGATGCTTTTAGACCTTTTATAAACTGTAGATATTTGTTTAAAAAAATAATGAATGATGCTGGGTTTACTTATTCATCTGATTTTTTAGATGGCTTAAACTTAAGCACAGGAGATGTAGATTTTACTAAGCTTTATATGGATTTCAACTTTACAGGTGAAGTTCCTAGCGAAACAAAACAGGGTGTATATAATAGATTCGGACAATCCCTACCTGATTATCTTTCAGCTACAACTTTTAAAAATGTAAACTTATCTTATAACGAATATTCAGATGAGATGGGCTGGGATGATGTAAATTATAAGTTTGTAGGACAATCAGATAATTCAGGTTATAAAATAGAGTATAGTGTTAGATTTACTTGTATAACAAATGACACCTTAACCTTTAGGGGAGTAAAAAAAGATAGTGGAGGTAATATAACAGATATATATAATTTAACATCAACTGCATATACTACTACAGTTTACGTAGTAGAATCAGGTGTTATATTTACTACTTTAGATACTAACGAAACATTTGAACTTCAATTTAGAAGTACAACGGCAGGAACTTTTAAACAATATAATAGTACAGTAGCACCTTTCCCTAGTACAGTAGATGTAACTGTAGGATTAACAACTGTAATAGATTCTACTTTGCTTAATTCAAAGCGAGGGGAGATAGGGCAGTGGGAGTACGTTAAAGCGTTTTTTACGATGTTTAACTTAGTTTCTATGCCAGACCCTAGCAACACACGAAATATACGCATAGAGCCGTATAATAAGATATTTTTTGAAGATACGGCAGGGCTAAGTTTAGCAGATAGAAATATAAAACATGATTGGACAGATAGAGTAGATGCTACTGAAATAAAATTAACACCTTTAGAATTAAAGAAAAAAACAATATTTAAATATGAAGAAGATAGTGAAGATTATCCTTTCACTTTGTATAGAAATGGTACTGGTGGTTCTTTATATGGTTCTAAAATATTCAATTCTCATCTTTTATTTGGCTTTACATTACTTACTGGAGAAGAAGAAATAACGGCTTCTCCTTTTGCTGCTACAGTTATAAAACCATTATTTGATAGATTCCCTGACTTTATAGTACCTGCAATATTTTCATCTAATGATACTCAAAGTGCTTTTGAAGGGTTTGATAATGCACCTAGAATATTATTTGATAATGGCAAAAAGCTATCGGCTAATTCTTATTATATACCTGCACAAAATGGGTTATCTAGTGAGAATCAAACGTATTTTGGACAGTTTACTCATTTATCAGAAGTAAGCCCTACTACTGTAGATACAAGCGACTTAAATTTTGAATCATCACAATTAATAAATCCTGTAGGAAGTCCTTTTATACCTGTAAATAATTTATTCAATATATATTGGCAGCCTTACTATAATGAGTTGTATAATGCAGATACTAGAGTTATGACAATTAAAGTAAATCTAAGTCCTGCTGATATTAATACATTTCAGTTTAATGAAAAAGTAATGATAAAAAACAGATTATATAGAGTAAATAAAATTGATTACAAACCTAGAGATTTATCAACTGTAGAATTTATATTAATACCATAATGGAATACAAAAAAGGATTTAAAATAAAACCAAAATATGTTACAAGTATAGGTAACGTAATATTTACTGATGGTACAAATGATGTAGAGCCTAATCAACTAACTTGTGAGGCTTATGGATATACTTATAATGAAGCTACAGGAACTTGTACTGCTTTTGATTATAATACTAAAATAACTAATACATCAGATAATATTTATAATATAGTAAACGGAGAACTTAACACAACTAATATAGGAACTGAAAATACATCTATATTAGGTACAAATAATACATCTAGTGGTAATAATCTTAACGTATTCATTTCAGGTAAAAACCATTTAGTAGATAATGGGTTAAATGACTCTGCAATAATAGGGGGTTCATTTGCACAAGCTAGGAATCAGGGAGAAGTGGTTATGGGTGGTGGTGGTTTTGGTACTACCTTAAGTTTAGCACAAGTATCTTATATACAACAATCAGGAAATACAGAAGATGATACAGAAATTGCTTTATTAACTCAATATTTACCTACTACATATATACAAAAAGTAGCTAATTGTATTATGGGTTTTGAAGCTCATGTTATTGGAGTTAATACAGGTATAGGAGCTGGTACGGCAGGAGAATACGGCTATTTTAAACTTACAGGAGGAGTAGAATTTAGTAATGGATTAGCTTCTACTTATCATGTAGACGTTCATGCAGTAGTGCCACATGGGCATAGTGGATTAAATCTAACTGGTACTGTAAAGGATGTTACGGCTACATCTTTTAGTGTTCACGTATCAGGATTAGCAGAAACATATATACAATGGATTGCTGAAGTAAAATTATGGCAAAATAAAATAACACAAACGATATAATTATGGCAAAAGAAATAATTAATGCAGAAGTAAAAACAAACATAGGAGATGTAACAGAAAAGGCAAGTGAATTAGCTAATGAATTTAAAGTTATGGGTGTGTCTCTTAATGATGTAAAAAGAGGCTTTCAAACTATGGCAACAACAGCAGTAAAATCATTCTCTACTGTTAGGGGTGCGATTATGTCTACAGGTATTGGTGCTTTAGTTATTGCAGTAGGTTCATTATTTACATGGTTTAATAAAACAAAAGAAGGTGCTGAAGCTTTAGAGAGAGTTTTTGCAGGAGTAGGTGCAGCAGTTAATGTGATTATAGATAGAATATCAACTTTTGGTGGCGCTATTGTAAAATTATTTCAAGGAGATACTAAAGGTGCATTAGAAGATGTAAAAGCAACATTCAAAGATATAGGAACAGAAATAGTTAATGATACTAATGCTACAGTTGCTTTAAAACGAGCATACCAAGATTTAAGAGATAGCCAAAGAGATTTAAATGTAGAAACTGCAAAACAAAGAGCAGAAATAGAAAGATTAAAATTAATTGCAGAAGATTTAACTAAAGATGAAGAGGTAAGATTAAAGGCAGCACAAGATGCTTTCGATATAGAAAATAAATTATTAGATAAAAGAGTTGCTAATGCAGAAGAAGATTTAAGAATCCAAAGGGAACTAAATATAATGAGAGGTGGTAAAACTCAAGCAGAAGATTTAGATAAAGAAGCACAAGCGGAAATAAACCTTTTTAATATTAAACAAGAAAGTATTACTAAGCAAATAGAATTAAATAACAAGATAAATGGTATAAAAAGAGAAGCAGAAGCAAAAGAAATAGCAGCTTTAGAAGAATTAAAGAGATTAGACCAAGAAAGAATGGGTATTTTAACAGAAATGCCAAGATTAGCTGAAGAAAGTAATATGAAAATGTTTAAAGCAAATGATTCTTACTTTAAAGGTCTTGACCAAAAACGTAAAAATGATAAAAAATTAGATGAGGAGGTCGCAAAAGCTAAAATAAGCAATTTTTCAGCAATTATGGGTGCTATGAGTAATTTTGCATCAGAAAGTAAAGAACTTGCCGTAGCGAGTGCTATAATGAGTACTTTTGAGGGTGCTAATGCAGTGTTCACAGACAAAACTTTGCCTAGTGTAGCTAAATTCCCTATGGCAGCAGCCGTTATTATTAATGGACTAGCAAATGTTAAGAGAATACTACAAACAGATGTGCCTGGAGGTGGTGGTAATGTTGCTGCACCTGGAGATACAGGAACTCCTGCACCTGAAATGCTAAGTGGACAGTTTACTTTAGGAGGAGGACAAGAAGCACAACCTGTACAGGCTTATGTTGTTACTGATGATATGACAAATAACCAAAATAAACTAGCTAATATTAGAAGAAGGGCTACAATTTAAAAATCAAACGAATATTAATTAAATCTATTATATATTATGCCTTGTAAACAATGTGAAAACGGAAAATATAAGTGGGGAGATACTGGAGAATGTCAGTACGATACTATAGAAGAGTGTGAAATAGCTAATGCTAATAACTATAAAAAGCTAAAAAACACTAAAATAGTAGAATTAGTAGTATCTGATGATAGTGAAGAACTAACAATAGACGCTATTAGCTTAGTTACTAGCCCTGCAATAGAGCAGGATTTTGTCTTTTTCGGAAAAGAAAAGAATAATTTAACACTAGCTAAGATAGATGAGGAAAAAAGAATGCTAGTAAGCCCTGCTTTAATACCAAATAAACAAATATTTAGATATGACGCTAATACTGATTCGGATTATTATGTATATTTTTCGAAAGAAACAGTAAGACAGGCTAGTGAGTTATATTTAAAGCACAATAATCATCATAAAGCTACATATCAACACGAAGATAGAGTATCAGGTGTTTTAACAGTAGAAAGTTGGATTAAAGAAGGAGATATGGATAAGTCAAAATTATATGGCTTTGATTTACCTGATGGAACTTGGTTTGTTAAGATGAAAATAGAAAATGATGATATGTGGGTAAAAATTAAAGAAGGAGAACTTAAAGGATTAAGTATTGAAGGCTATTTTGTCAATAAATTTGAGAAAATGCAAAAGCAACCTACAAATGAAGAGATACTTTCTGCTTTAAATGAGATTTTACAAAATCAAACAAATAATAATTAATTCTATTATATAAAAAAAAGACAAATGGATTTAAAACAACAAATACTAGTAGCACTTGGTCTTGAAACTCAAGAAGAAAGTGTTAGCCTTGAATTTCAGGCAAAATTAGAAGATGGTACTATAATAGTTTCTACTGCTGACTCATTAGAGCCAGGAGTGGATGTATCAGTTCTTACTGAAGATGGAACAACTATGTTACTTCCTGTAGGTCAATATCGTACAGAGGATGGGCAAGGCTTCAGCGTTGAAGTTGAAGGCGTTGTTGCTGAATTATACGAAGATGAAGTAGAAGAAGAAGTTGCTGAAGAAGTAACTGAAGAGGCTTCTAAGGAAGAAATGAACGAAGAGACTACAGAAGAGACTATTGAAGAAGTTAAAGAAACTGAAGCAGTAGAATTTGACAAAGTAGCTTTAATGGATGAGGTTAAATCTATAGTTGTTGATTTAATGAGCAGTGTTAATACAGAGATTGAATCTTTAAAATCTGAAATAGCAGAGCTTAAGTCAGCAAATGAAGAATTATCTTCAGAAAAAGAAAAACTATCTGCACAAGTAGTAGAGTTATCAAATGAACCTGCTGCAAACCCTGTAGATATTAATAAGTTTAGTGCTTTAGGGAGAGAGTTATCATCTAACGATATTTCTAAAATGACTAAAAGAGAAAGAATATTATATAACTTAACTAAATAAATAAAAAAATGGCTTTTACAGTAACATCAAATTATTCAGGTAAAGCATTCGGACAATATATTTCGGCTGCTTTAAAAGAGGCAAAATCTTTAGAAGGATTAACTGTCTTAGAAAACGTGAAATATAAAGAAAATATAAGGAAAATGGCTGGGAGTTCTTTAGTAGCCGATGCGACGTGTGATTTCACTGATGCAGGTACTTTAGCACTTACAGAGAAAGTATTAACTCCTAAGAATCTACAAATTAATGTTGACCTTTGTAAAAAAACTTTACTATCAGGATGGGAGGCAGAAGAAATGAGAGCAGGGGCTTTCAATAGAAATGCACCTACTTTTGACCAGTATGTATTATCTTACTTTGGAGAAATTATTGCAGATGCAGTAGAAGGTTCTATTTGGCAAGGTGCTGATGCAACGGCAGGACAATTTGAAGGATTCCAAACTGCTACTACAGGTGCTTTTGCAGTAGATGGTACAGTTGTAGCTTCAACGGCTACGGCTGCTTATACAGAGGCAAACATTATAGAGAACCTACAAACTTTAGTAGCTGACATTCCTTCTAATGTATACGGAAGAGATGACTTAAGTATCTACATGAACTGGAAAACTTACAGATTCTACATTTCTGCAATTTCTACATTAGGATACTTAAATGCTTACAACATGACAGGAGACTACAAGCCTGTATTTGAAGGTATCAATATCCAACCATGTCCAGGTATGGCAGATAACGTAATGGTAGCTGCTGAAAAATCAAATCTTTTCTTCGGAACAGACTTGCTTTCAGATAATACAAACATCCGTACCCTAGATATGACTGACCTTGACGGCTCAGATAACTTAAGAGTAGTTGCTAAGTTCTCAGGTGGTGTTCAGGTTGGTGTTGGTTCTGATATTGTAAACCAATCATAATAACTGATTAAAAGGGAGTAGCTTCGGCTACTTCCTTAACTTTAAAAATAAATAATATGTCTTGTAATTTAACAAAAGGAAGAAATATAACTTGTAGAGATACAGTAGGTGGGATAAAGGCAATTTATTTCGCACAGTTTGATGAAGTTACTGCTTATGCTGAAGGTACAAGTACTGATGTAGGTTCGTTAGTAACATTTACAATGGGTGCTTCTGATGACATATATAAATACACTTTAAAGAGGGGTACTGCTTCTTGTACAGAAACTATTACAGGCTCTAGCGAGAATGGTACAGTATTTTATACTCCATCAGTTGAAATAATGCTACACAAATTAACAAAAGAAGACCAAAATCAAATTAAATTATTAGCTTCTAATAGATTAGTTATATTTTTGGAATTAAATGAAATAATAACTGCTACTGGTAATAATGTATTATTAGCTTTAGGATTAGAAAATGGTATGGAACTAAATGCAGGTACTAATGCAACTGGTGC